GCAGAGCTTGATAACCAACGTATCAACACATACGGTACTATCAGTCAGCAAACTTATATCTCAAAGCGTTTTGCATTGAAGCGTTACTTAGGACTAAGCGAAGAAGAAGTTGCAGAAAACGAACGCCTATGGGCAGAAGAGAACGGCAAAGGACATCCTGCTGTTACTGATGCCAGCGGAGAACTTCGTGGAGTTGGTGTAAGTCAAAGTGGATTAGAAGCTGATACCGAAGCTATGACAGACACAGAAGCTCCTCCAGGAATGGAAGTACCAGGAGCTGAAGGAGCCGCAGGATCACCAGTACCTCCTGCAGGAGCCGCAGCTCAACCTGCAGGTACACCGCCAGCAGCATAAATAAAGTTATGATACTTAGAGAGCTTTTTTATATTGATCAAGATACCAAAATGGTATCTAACGACTTGCGTTATGACGGCAGTAATGATCGACTTATGCCTTTAAAAAGAAAAGACACTAGAAAAACTCGGTTAACTTTAAAACAAATTAACGAACTTAGAAAAGCCTCTGAGCAACACATTCTTGAACAAGAAAAAGAATTGGAATTTATAGAACAGATGTACAAAGCACCTGAAGCACCTCCTGCTTAAATAAAATCCTTAAAAAAACACCATTTTTAATACCATTTTTACATATATATGTAAATATACTAGACAGCCTTGCACATATAAAGGAGAAACATATGACTGATCGAAGCAAGTTCGAGCAGATGCTCGAATATCTAATTTCCGAAGAACAGGAAAAAGCAAAAGAAATTTTTCACCAACTAGTGGTTGAAAAATCTCGCGAAATTTATGAAACAATCTTAGCTGAAGATTTTAACGAAGCTGAAGACGAAGAAGTCGAAGAAGGAATGGAAGTTACCTTCCGTGAAACTGACGACGAAATGGACATGGGCGAAGCCGATGACGAAATGGACATGATGGGCGGAGAAGACGATGGCGACATCGGCGGCGACGCAACAGATGACTTCATGGGAGACATTGAAGGCGGCGACGAAGAAGGTATGGACGGCGCAGAAGGTGAAGGCGATATTGAAGATCGCGTTATGGACCTAGAAGACGCACTTGACGACCTACGTGCAGAATTTGAACAAATGATGGGCGACGAAGAAGGCGGCGAAGAAGCTGACGACGAAATGGGCGCAGACGACGAAATGGGTGCCGATGACGAAGAAGGTGAAGAAGACGAAGAAGAAATCAAAGACAGCTTTGATGTAAGTGACAACTTCATGCGCGAGTACATTGAAAAAGTAACTGGCGGTCACGGCGCAGAAAAGAAAAGCAGCGGCGACAACGGCGACAATGTCCGTAGTCCAGTAGCTGGTAAGAACGATATGGGCGGTACAACTGCCAACATCGCAAAAGGTGGTGAAGCTGGCGGTAAAGGCGTACAAAGCGGTTTACTAAAGCCAAACACTACAGAAGAAAATTTCGGCAACATTAACGTTCCAGGCGGCAATGCTGGTAAGACAGCATTCAAGAAGAAAGAGCCAGGACACGGTGCTGAAAGAAAAGGCAGTGGAGATATGGGCGACAAGAGCGCACAGAGTCCACTAAATGGCGCTCCTAAAAGAGCAAAGTAAGCAGGTATATAGATGAGCAATTATCTTCGTGAAAACCTGAGTTTTGATCAAGCAAGAATGGTCGTTGAGTCCGACGGCCAAGACGGCAAAAACCTTTACATGAAAGGTATTTGCATTCAAGGTGGCGTTAGGAATCAAAATCAGCGTGTTTATCCTGTTAATGAAATCGGCAGGGCTGTCAAGACCCTGAACGACCAAGTGACTGGTGGATACTCAGTTTTAGGCGAAGTTGATCATCCAGATGACCTAAGAATCAACCTTGATCGTGTGAGCCATATGATCACAGAAATGTGGATGGATGGCCCTAACGGTTATGGAAAATTAAAAATCCTTCCTACTCCAATGGGACAACTTGTTAAAGCAATGTTAGAAAGCGGAGTAAAGTTAGGAGTTAGTTCACGCGGATCCGGAAACGTCAAAGAAGACGGTTCCGGTGAAGTAAGTGATTTTGAGATTATTACAGTTGATGTAGTAGCTCAACCAAGTGCTCCAGGGGCATATCCTACACCGATCTATGAACACCTTATGAATAATAAGGGAGGTTATAGTAGCCTTCGTATAGCGAAGGAAGTGCAGGGAGATCCTAAGGCGCAAAAATACCTAAAAGAAAGCCTATTGAAAATAATAGGCGGACTCCAATAAAGAGGAGAAACACATGTTGGAAGCATTAAAATCTCTGTTTGAAAACAATGTAGTTTCTGAAGATGTTAGAGCAGAAATTGAGAACGCTTGGGAAAAACGAATCGTAGAGAATCGTGAACAAGTAACTCAACAACTAAGAGAAGAATTCGCACAACGCTACGAACATGACAAGTCGCTCATGGTCGAAGCTGTTGATCGTATGTTGGGTGACCAACTACGCGAAGAAATCGCTCAATTCGTAGAAGATCGTAAACAACTAGCCGAAGCTAAAGCTAAGGTTATGGTTAAAGCTAAAAAAGATGCACAGACAATGAAGGAATTCATTGTACGTCAACTAGCTACTGAAGTTAAAGATCTACACGAAGACCAAAAACAAATGGCAGAAAAGTTCATCACACTTGAACAATTTGTCGTTGAAGCACTAGCACAAGAAATTGCAGAGTTCCACACAGATAAACAAGAAATTGCAGAAACAAAAGTACGTTTAGTTCGTGAAGGACGTGAAGCCTTTGGTAAAGTCAAAGAACAATTCATTAAACGTGCAGCAGGTTTAGTAGAATCAGCAGTAGAACAAACTCTTACCAAAGAGATTGGTCAACTAAAAGAAGATATTGAAGCAGCTCGTCGCAACGACTTCGGTCGCAAGTTATTCGAAGCTTTTGCTAACGAATACCAAACTAGCTATCTAAGTGAAAGATCAGAAACAAGTAAATTGCTCAAAGTCATAGACTTGAAAGAGTTAGAAGTAGCCCAAGCTAAACATGCTGTAGTAGAGGCAAAACAACTCGCAGAAAGCAAAGAACAACAAATTAAGGCACTCGTGGAGAGTAGAGAACGTCAAGAAGTTATGAGTGAGTTATTAGCTCCTCTAGCACGTGATCAGAAAGTGATCATGACAGAACTTCTAGAAAGCGTTCAAACTCCAAAGCTACGCAATAGTTTTGAAAAATACTTGCCAGCTGTAGTAGCAGGCAAATCCACACAAACTCGTAAGGCACTAGTAGAGGCAAAAGAAGTAACAGGAAATAAAATTCCTAACAGCATAAGTAGTAGCGAAAACGATTCTAACATCATCGATATTAGACGTCTAGCTGGATTATAATTCAAGGAGAAATAAATGTCAGAACTACTCACTGGCCGTTGGAACGAGACCAAGGAAGCCCTATTAGAAGGCCTACAAGGCACCCGTAAATCCACAATGGCTGTAACATTAGAAAATACACGCAAGTATCTTGCAGAAAGTGCTACAGCCGGCGCTACTTCTGCTGGTAACGTTGCAACTTTAAACCGCGTTATTCTACCGGTAATTCGTCGTGTAATGCCGACAGTTATCGCTAACGAACTAGTTGGTGTTCAACCGCTAACTGGTCCAGTAGGCCAAATTCACACTCTACGTGTCCGCTATAGCGATACAAGCTCTGGCGCTGGCGTTGTAGCTGGTGAAGAAGCATTCAGCCCATTCAAGATCGCTGAAGCTTATTCTGGTAACCAAAACAGTGGCAATCCTAAAGCAGCTAACACAGCCGCTCTAGAAGGCACTGCTGGTAACAGAATGAGCATTCAAATCTTGAAGCAAACTGTTGAAGCCAAGACCCGCAAGCTATCCGCTCGTTGGACATTCGAAGCTGCACAGGATGCACAAGCTCAGCAAGGTATTGATATCGAAGCTGAAATCATGGCTGCTCTAGCACAAGAAATTACTGCTGAAATCGACCAAGAGGTTCTAGGATCTCTAAGCGTATTAGCAGGCGCAGCAACACAGACTTATGACCAGTCTGCTGTTTCAGGTACTGCTACATTTGTTGGTGACGAACACGCTGCTTTAGCTGTTCAGATCAATCGTGTTGCTAACTTGATCGCTCAACGTACACGTCGTGGCGCAGGTAACTGGGCAGTTGTTTCCCCAACAGCTCTAACTATCCTACAAAGTGCTACAACAAGTGCGTTTGCTCGTACAACAGAAGGCACATTCGAAGCTCCAACAAACACTAAGTTCGTTGGTACATTGAACAATGCAATGAAGATCTATGTAAACACATATGCAACATCTGATGATGTTCTTATTGGTTACAAAGGCGGCAGCGAGTCTGACGCAGCAGCATTCTACTGCCCATACGTTCCATTGATGAGCAGCGGTGTTGTATTAGATCCATCTACATTTGAACCAGTCGTATCATTCATGACACGTTATGGTTATGTAGAATTGACAAACACAGCGTCCTCTCTAGGTAACGCTGCTGACTACTTAGGCAAAGTTGCTATTGCAACTGCTAAAGTTAAGTTTAGCTAATCAACATACCGAAAGGTTGTTAATTACTCAAAGGGCTCTTCGGAGCCCTTTTTCTTTATCTGATAAATACATTGTCTAAAATGAAATCGCGCAAAGCGATGTTATGCAGTAACCCACTGCGTAGACCTAGAACGTCACTTAAAGGAGAAACAAATGGGACGTCCATTACATAAAAAATATTTTGGTAACCGTAACACAGGTTCCACAAGCACAGAAGCTGATAATGGTATCGGCGGACAAGGCGTAGCAAGCGTAACAATTGGTGGAGTATGGGCAGGATTCACAGCTCTTACGACTACAGTTACATTTACTGCACCAGACTTGCCAGGCGGCGTATTAGCAACAGGTACAGCAGTTATTGACGGCGGTGGCGCAGTTACTGGTGTTCTTATGACAGAAAACGGTTCTGGTTATACATCAGCACCTACAGTGACTATTGCTGACAGCGACGGCGGCGCAGAAACAACAGGCACAGCAACAGCAGTATTAACTGTTGATACTGGTGGTGTACCAGGCAGCACAACTAATCAAGAAAATGCTATCACAATGACTGGTCGTATTGTTGCAGGTGCAACTGTAGCACTTGATGTTATTAAACAAACTGGCTCACGTCGTTATCTAGCAA